AAGGAAGCCGAGTAAATGCAACTTGACGAAATGATAGAAGTTGGTGAGTTAGTCGATCCAGTCGAAGCAAAGCGCGAAGAGTGGTTGAACAAGCGACTCGGAAAAATAACGTGCAGCCGGTTTCCCGATTTGATGACTTCAGGCCGTGCTAAAGATGAAGTGTTTTCCCAAACTGGAAAGGCTTATCTAAGGCGGATCGTTGCCGAACGGCTTGGTAGTTGGTACAGCGTTTCGGCTCGTGCTATGGACTGGGGGAACGATAACGAACCGAAGGCGATACTCGAATATGCTTCGCGTGAAATCGTCTTTGTCGATAACAAGCCTTTTCAGTACTTTTCCTACAACGATGACATCGGCGGGACACCAGACGGACTTGTCGGGACCGATGGTTGCGTTGAGGTTAAATGCCCATTCGATCCTTCCGTTCATGTCAATACGTTACTGACTAGAAAAGTGCCGAGCGACTACGAATGGCAGGTTGTCGGGCACTTGCTGGTGACTGGTCGTAAGTGGTGCGATTTTATTTCGTTCGATCCGAGGATCGAAGGTAAACACAGGCTTTGCGTGATTCGAGTGGAACGAAGCGAACCACGGATTGCTGAACTGGATAAGCGGCTGCAATTAGCTGTTGAGGAAGTTCAAAAGATGATTAGCCAGATTGGATAGTCAACAACTAATCGAACGCTTTAACGAGCGGGCCGCAATCATGGAATATTGCGGCGGAATGAAGCGACCTGCTGCGGAACTCGCATCATACGCGGAAGTGAAAAAACTAGTCGGGCGACATTCAGACGGACGGGCAGTGGCCTTGCCGGAAGAGATTCGAAAGACTGTAAAAGTTGCGTTGGAACAAGGCTTTTTGTTTTGAGGTTGGCATGAGTACAGTCGCATTGGAAGCAATAAAGATAGATAAGGATTTCAAGGATCTTATCCCACCACTAAGTGCGGAGGAACTTCAACAGCTTGAAGAGAACATAAAAAAAGATGGTTGCCGCGACCCATTAGTTATCTGGAATGGCGTTTTGATTGACGGACATAATCGATACGCGATTTGCAATCGACTAGGCATCGAATTTAAGACCGTTCGCATGTCCTTCGACTCTCGTGACGAAGTAAAGATTTGGATAATTAGGAATCAATTTGGAAGAAGGAATCTACAACCGTTCACAAGAACCAATCTTGCGTTGACACTGGAACCTTTAATTGCATTGAAAGCAAAAGCGAATCAAGCTTGCGGGCAGGGAGGTGTTTTGCTTGAGCAGAATTCTGCTCAAGCAATAAAGACTCGCGAAGAAGTCGCTAAGGCGGCGAATGTATCTCGCGACACCGTGGCTAAAGTCAAGTTGATAAACAAGGCGAATGAAGCAGGCGAGGTTCCTAAGCAAGTCATCGACAAGTTGCGTAGCGGCGAAGTTTCAATAAACCGTGTTGTTCGCGACATTAAGGAAACAAGAACTGCAAAAGGAAGAGAAGTACAGCGAAAGGACGCTGTTGCCAAGACAGATCCTCAGTTTTTCGACAACGTGCATATCGGAGACTTTCGGGATAACTTTAACAAGGTTGCAGACGGTTCGCTGTCACTAATTTTCACAGATCCTCCTTACGACCGCAAAGCTAGTGATCTGTTTGATGGCCTCGGTGAATTTGCTGCGAGTAAGCTAGCTGACGGTGGTTCACTGATTTGCTACATCGGACATATCCAGATGCAGCAAGCAATGAATGACCTAACAAAGCATTTGCGGTTTTGGTGGATCATGTGCTGCTTGCACAGTGGTCCACAGGCGCTCATGAGTGAGTACGGAATTCGAGTTGGGTGGAAGCCAATACTTTGGTTCGTGAAGGGCACTCGCGACGACAAGTCGAACATCATTCAGGACACATTGAGTGTTGGTGGTAGAGAGAAATCACACCACGACTGGCAGCAATCGGAAGACGAAGCCAGATATGTAATCGACAAGCTTTGCCCAAGCGATGGGATTGTTTGCGATCCTTTTCTAGGCGGAGGAACAACGGCGGCGGCGGCTATTGCATTGCAGCGTCGATGGGTTGGTTTTGAAAAAGATCACGATCAAGCAGTGTTGGCAATGACACGAGTGAAAGGGATGAAATGACAAGATCGATGAATAGTCGTTTGGATTGCCCAACCTGTAAGTGCAAGATGACAATGGAGACGCATTTTGAAAGGTGGATGCGTAACGAACATTTACTTGACAGCAAGCTTGGTATTGTTCGTTACGACTTGGATATTCTTCTACACAGATACATGACTCTGACAGATGGTTTCGGAGACAGGACTATCCAAGCGTTGATGTTTGTGGAAGTGAAGACATGGGACGCAAAACCGTCTCCAAGTCAAGCAGATACGCTGCACCTGATGAATCAGGTATTGAGGAACAGAAAAAAAAACGTTAACGCAGACAGGGAGAAATGGAACGCAAAAAGTCATACTCCGCTAGCCATCTGCAAGTCGTATGTCACTGGGAATGATATTGCTTTGCGCATGTTTGGTGGGCATGTTCTGACGTTTGAGAAAGATGGTCCAGATAATTCCGACTGGATCAGGTGGGACAAAACGTTGGTGACGAAAGAACAGTTACTAGGGTTGCTGACGTTCACTCTTAATCCAGACGATCCAGCGATGAAGATGGATATTCGCAGACGATCAATGCCTGTCTCTGCACCTCTGTTCGATACTGTTTACGAAAACACGACTATCGAAAAGAACTGACAACACGGAAGTAATCGACATGGCGGGCGATTGGATAAAGATGCGAACAAACCTAGACACGGACCCAAGGGTAATCGACATAGCGACGCGCTTAGGAGTTGGCGAGTTGCACGTAGTTGGAATGCTATGGAAGGTATGGAGCTGGGCTGACGCTCACACTTTGGACGGTAACGCAATTCGCGTTACAGATGTAACGCTAGATCGTTTCACACTTGTTACAGGGTTCGCTGATGCGCTCCGCAAAGTCGGTTGGTTGGAAGGACGCGATGGCCTCCTTACCTTCCCCCGATTCGCCGAACACAACGGCCAAACTGCAAAAAACCGTGCAGAAACGAAGGAAAGAGTAGCGAAACACCGTAACGCAAAGTCCGTTACAGATGTAACGGAGAAACCGTTACCAGAGAAGAGAAGAGAAGAGAAGAGTATTAGAGAGAGAGAGGCGTGCGAAAACCGGATTCCATTTTTGGAAACTAGGTCGACAGCGTTTCTCGAAGCTTGGTCGAGATGGAAGATTCATTCGTCGCAGAAAGGTAAACCAATCAACGCGATGAGCGAAGAGACACAATTGAAAAGTTTGTTCAGTGCGTACCCAAACGAAACGGACGCAATCAACGCGATTGACTTTTCGATAACCGGGAATTGGTTCAATCTTGATTTGAAGAATAGCCACAACAAACAAGAAACGGCACCTGCTTTTACCAAGCGGTCCAAGAAAGAAGAAGTGGACGCGATACTTGAAAGGAACTTTGGCAATGCAGGGTAAAGAACTGACAGACTTTTTTGGAATGGCGTTCGACGCGTTTCCTGGATTGCGTGAGCTGGTTTCAAGTTCGCCTGGGACAGTAAAGGTTTGGGCTAAGACGCTTGAACCTGTATCGTTCATCGATGCTGGACGTGTCTTGAATCGGTGGATTACTGGAGAGCTGGAGAACCCACCAATTGGATTTCGTCGAGAACTGTTTGCGTTAGACGTTCGGGCTGTAGTGGCACGTATGCGAGACGATGACTATCGACGCAAAGTTAGTCAAGAAAAGATGGAGACAGGCAGGAAGCCAAGAGGTGTTAATCCAACACCAGCCTACGACATTTCAAGACCGTTTCTGGAAAAGGTTTTGGATCTTAATAAGCAAGTCATGAACGGAACGCTGACTGACTATGAGTGGGATGATGGCGTTAAGACTTTGATTGACGAAGCTTTTACTGCAAACGGCTAGCGTCGGCTTTGTAGGCCTACACTTTTAAAAAACACAGGGAAAACGAGGAAAAACACATGACCGCAGCTTTTGACCAAAAGAAGCAAGATATTCGCGAGCTAATCGACGTTTTGCATAGAAATATCG